ATATTTAGAAACAATATAGATAGAAAAATTAGGAATTGCTTCAAAAGAAAATGTTGATCCAACTCTAATATTATATGTTGGATTTTCAACTCCGTTCTCCTTAAATCTGTATTGTGGTAAAGGAGCGCCTGGAGGAGCCTGTGTATATGCGGATACTACATTTTTTCCTTCTACAGTATCATTAGCTGCTAGTGTATAAGGACCTAGAGGAAAATACTCGAATGCGTTATTTTCTGGAACTTGAGAAATAAAAGTATATGATTTTCCTGCTCCATCAACAAAATCTGTTCCAGGAATACCTAGACCGTTTAAAACATGTTGATAGTCGCCAGGTGCAACTGAAAAATAATTAGATGTAAATCCAGAAACTTCTGCTTCATTTTGCAATTCCATTTCAGCTTCAACATCTACACTAGAATCTGCTGATGTTATTTTTGGCAGATCATCTGGATTTACTGTTAAAATATCATCAGTATTATATTCTGATCCAGGATCAGTGATAACTATGGATGTTATTTGACCACTATCATCAAAATTTGCGGAATTTACTATTACAGTTGCTTTTGCATTATTTTCATCTCCAGGAGATCCAATTCCTTCTCTAGTATTAGAATAATTACTAAAAATTAATTCTACGTTCTGATATGTTCCAGAAACATAGTCTCTTCCTAATCCAACTACAGTTGATGATCCGATACCAGTATCATTTAATTTACTATCAAAATTCAATGGAATAAGATCTAATTCTAAATATTTTTTCTTACTTACATAATAAGTAGTTTCTGTTGAATTTTGATCTGGATCTATATCAATAGATACCACATCGCCTTCTGCAAAATCGTGATTCCCATCAGTTTCTGCAATAGCAATATTGCCATCTACTTCAGAAACAGTAATACCTTGACTTAAATTTTTAATGATAACTATTTCAGAACCAGCGGTGTTTCCTAAATCACTACTCTTAAGAATAGTTTCTCCTTCTGGATAAGTCAAATAATCATCAAAATCTCCACTTACAACCTTAATTCTCACCGAGTTTTGTTCTGTTGTTCCACTTAAACATATTCCACTAGCAATTACTTGACTAGGATCATCAAATTCCACCAAAGAAATAATAGCATCTTTTGTGAATGTGCTGTTCTGTGACAACAACAAATTTAGCACTGTTGAATTGGAATTAATTGTTCGTCCAGCAATAAAATTTCCACTAACATTTCTCAAGACAATCTTATTCTCTTCCACACAATCTCTAACCAATTCTCCAGTTGCGCCAGAAAAAGGTTGTGTAATTATGTCTCCGACAAAAGAATAAAAATTCTCTACAGTGTTTAATAATATGGCTTTAGTTTCTCTTGACTCAATTGATATGACTGGTTTGCCAAAAGTTGACGAAACATAAGCAGACGCTCCTTCGCCATCAGTACCTTCGTTATCTACATACACTTTGCAACCAGTAGTGAAAATTGGTTGAGAATCTTCTACTATAACATTGCTAATATAACCAGAAGATACTGATTCTATGTAAGCAACTTCGTTTGCTCCATTTTTACGGGTTCCTGGTACAAATAAACGTTTTACTGTTCTTGGTAGTTCGGACTGGGTGACATAAGAATTGTAATTAGATTGTACTGGAACGTTATAAAAATTTTCTCCTAAAATATAAGGATATTCTGGATTACCAATAGTATTGATAGTAATGAAATAAGCATATACGCCCTTTGGATATTCTGGAGTTACGCAGAATCTTCCATTATTTCTGTCCAGTCTAGTTTTACCAGTCTGAACAGTAGCAATCCATTCGTAATCATCAACAAATGAACCTAATGGATACACTGAAGTAGGTGGACCACCCACCCTAGAAGATTTTATATTATAACCAGTGTTCATTCTAACAACAGTAGAATTTTTATCCAATGGATTTGAATATCCATACGGACCATAAATTGGATTGCCATCATATGCATATCCAAGAATTGGTGAGTGTGTATAAGAAGAATTTTCTTCTTGTAGTGTTGATGATATATTATCTCCTAATCTACGACGCAATCTTCTGGGATTAGAGACTATACCATAATATTTTTTTGCGTTACCATCATTAGAAACAACTGGCAATCCACCATTTAAATCGAGATCATTGCTATTATAAAGATATCTATTTCTTGCCCACTGTCTAATCTTTGCTACTGCAGTAGCTTGATTGCTATTGGCGTCTGGAACTATCGAAATTATAACGTTTTCTTGAGTATAAAACTTTCCGCCTGAAATTTTTACTAATTCAACAATTTGACCTTGGTTGGATATTACTGCCTTGTATTCCGCAAATCTGCCTTTTCCAGTTATGTCTGTAATGACAATGCTTGGTGGCGAGGAATAATATTCTCCTGGATTAACGATGCGTATACTAGTAATTTCACCAGATGTCACTATAGCCTGCAATACCGCATTTCTTCCAGAAACAATTTCTACTGTTGGTGCAGTATCATAATGTATTTCTGATGCAGTAACAATTTCATTAACAGTATCTCCAGATAGTGTCGCTCTAGCAATTCCAGGTACACCATTTATTAAAACATAAGGTACATTATTATATCCCGAACCTCTTGATATAACTTCAATACTTGTTATTGGACCATATTTCAAATTATCTTCATCCTTTGCACTAAAAGCAATAGAACCATCGACAAAAATTCCAACATCTCTATTAGATGTTTGATATATCTCTTGTGCTGTAATCGGATTTTTTGGAATTATTTTTAGTAACTGTGGATCTTCAAAATCTCCAGAAGTACTAGATTTTAAAATAGGTGTTTGGGGATATGAAGAAGATGCAACATAATAGTATTCTTTATCTTGATATATGGCATGAATATCAGCCAAATATTTTTGAAGATCTTGATTTATAGAAAAATTGTCTGGAACAGCTGGAGATTCTCCATTTGTGTTAATTTTCCATCTAATATTGTTAGATCTACCATCATAAATGAATGGATCTAAAGTTTCAAATCCAGGTTTTGATAATTGTATCCTATCACCAACCAATGCATACGGTGCAGGATTAGAAACTTCTAAATTTGTTAAAATGCCGTATATCAACAAAGAAACTGTTCCTTGAGGGGTTACTACCTTTGCTGTAGAATAACTATAAACAACATCACCTGCAGCATGATTGCCTACTAAAGTTCCTCTATTTTTTATATAAAACTGTCTATTAGTCTTTCCTTCAAATTCTATTACTTCGCCATTAATTACAATTACTCCAGAAGATCCTTTCCATCCAAAAGTAGAGTCAACCGAAATTGTATCACCAGTCCCTAAATTTAAAGGAACTGATCTTGTCAAAACGGTTTGCTGTGGAATAGTAAATTCGGAATTTAATGATGATGAATTCAGAATAATAGTTACAATTGGCAATCCATTAATACTGCCAGAGGTATAAAAATTTTCTACAGAAGCTGATGCATAATTTGTATCTACTTTTGAATCTGAAGATTGAACAATAGTTTGCCCGAGCATCCAATCAGGATTACCAGATAAAATTAACGCTTCAATACCATAACTAGAATTCCAATCAGATTCTGATACTTTTAAGGTATAGTCTTTTGGATTATATGTAGTTGGAATGTCGTCAATCGATTTTGAAACAATCGTGTTAAAAATAAAACGAATAGACTTGTCAGTTCCTTTTACCTTATAAAAAGTCGAAATGTTTTTTATAAGTGTTCTTTTATCAATATTTTCTCCCAAATAAGATTCTGGGAAAGATTCTAGATATTGCTTTTCAAAAGATTTTACAATGGCATACAAAAATAAGTTACTTAAATTATCTACTGTAACACCAGAAATATGGGCACTAGAAACTGTAGAAATAAATTTTGATTCAGAATACAAATCTCCAAGATTAGTAGTACCACTAACACCTCTTGATACTTCTAAAAATTCGGTATCAGTTCTTCTTTTATAAAAACATATTTCATTTTCTATTCTAATATACCCATTCTTTTCTGGAAAAGAAGATGCATCTTCAACAATAATTGTGGTGTCAGAAGCATTAATATAATTACGAAGAATTGTTTTTTCTTTAAGAATACCTTTCTCGTAAAAATCAATATCGTGATATTGTGTTAAATTTGAAAGAATATCAAGAGTATTCCCAGGAGATTCTAAATGTTCGTAATATGCCTCAAGAATTTTTCCAAAGTTTTCATATTCTGCTGTAATAAAACCTGGAAGTTGATCTTCAACTAGAGAGGAGATCTGATTATTCATCTATGCTACTCTGGATATACCGTAAACTTACTGTTAGAAATATCTACGTCTAGATATAGACTTCTTTCTGCAACAATATCATTGCTTGCAGGATCAATACGTACCTCGATACGATTATCAAAGAAACTACCTGAAATAATAGTTAAATCATATATCATAATTTCACCTTTTTCATAATCAACTTTACCAATATTATCATTGACTATGACTTCATTTCCTGTAGCTGGGTCTAGTCTATATAGGATCATTTTTCCTTCGTTATCACGCATATACACAACGTAGTTGGGATATTCCGAAACAACAAATCCTGTGCTGCGAACTACGGGTCCATCGCAAGAATCTTTAAATGCATTCTGAAAACAAAGTTCATAATAGAAGGTAGAATTGATTACTGGATAAAAATCTTTTCTCAACTGAATTGTTGTGGTGTTTGACGTGATTGATAAATCTGCTTCATCAATAACACCTAGATATTTGCTATACCTAAATTTGCCATTGAATTTTTCTGTTCCAGATAATTTTGTGTATTCATCTACAGAATTAACTACTTTTGTTCTAATTTCATCTGGATACTGATTTGTAATTCTTGTATTGAAGAAGATCTTGCTCGTGAGCTCGATATAAACAACTGATGCGTCAATAATTTGTGGAGTTACAGATGCAACTGCATAATCTTTTAGACCTTCTATGATTTGTTGTTTTGTGTACGTTGATAAAGAAAATCCACTATTTGGTTTGATTACAATTTTAACTTTACCGTATTCTGGATATCTCTCATTCTCTCCGCCATATACAATGATATCAGAAACTGCTGGATAAATTTTCCTTACCAAAGCAGCATAATCTGCTGGTGTAACCGCTCTATTTTGGGTTGCATACTGCTTTGGAGCATTAAACCTAATCTTATCAACGTTTTCAATTTGCTCGCCTCCAGAGGCAGCAGAGAGCGTAGTTACAGATGGAACCGTTAATGGATATGATATATTATTATCATCAACTAATGTGCCACTAAAGGTAAATACCGCAGCTCCATTTGATGCAGGACCATCAGTGATTAGATAAGAAGCTTCTATAAAATTTCTATCTTCTAGTTTTCTACCAATAACGCCATCGCCAAAAAATAATTGATATTGTTCATCTAAAGTCTCATTCACATAAAAAATATTATCATTTGAAGTGATGTCAATTATTGTTTCTATCTGATCGTAATAAATGAAAGATGTGGAATTTTCTATCGGATACACTTTTACTCTAATAGTGCTAGTATCTACACCAGAATTTCCGAGTTGAAACTTTTGATTCGCTACCGCTTCAAAGTAAGTAAAAGAATCTGTTATTAAAGTGCCTTCATATATTTTTACATTAGTAAAATTTGCCTGACCATTTATAACACCCGCTTTATAGTCATCGATGACTACAAATCTATAAAGCTTATCGTTAAAGGTGGTTACAAATCCACTTCCTTTCTTTAGAGTAATTGTTGCTGGATATGACCCTACAAAATTAACCGTAAAGTTTACTAATGCTTCTGGTGCAACAACTGATTTAGGACGATAACCTAATTGTTTTGC